GGCTTGACCTGGCGTCTGTCTCGGACATTACCGCCTGGCTAAAGGTCTGGATGNTCGATGACTGGCTTTATTGCGTCGGTCGATACTATCTGCCGGAAGATACGGTCTTGCCACGGACGCACAAGGCGAACGTTCCGTATCAACGGTGGCACGACGAAGGCCTATTGATTGCCACGCCGGGCAATGTCACGGATTACGACTTTGTGAAAAAGGACGTGATTGCCGATTTAGGCGCGTTTGACATTCAGGAAATCGGCTTTGACCCGTGGAACGCAACGCAGACCGCGAACGATTTGATTGCCGAAGGTGCGCCACTGGTCGAAATGCGTCAGGGAGCCAAGACCTTTCACCCGGCGATGCAGGAACTTGAACGGCGCATTACTGGCGGGCGGTTTTCGCATGGGGGCGATCCGGTGTTGACCTGGATGGCGTCCAACGTCGTAGCGCGGAGGGATGCGAACGACAACATGGCACCGGACAAGAAAAACAGTCAAGAAAAGATTGATGGTATTGTGGCGCTTTTGATGGGTCTTGGGCGGACGCTTGTCGGCATAGACCAGACCAGCATCTACGAGACCAGAGGAGTACAGGCGTTTTGAAGATATTTACAGGCATTAAAGGCAAAATCGCCAGGCTTTTCAGGAATGACCTTGCCGTCACGGACCCTAAAGCATGGAATCCTTCGCTATGGAATCTTATTTCAGGGCGAAACAACTCCGGGGTTCATGTTGATGAGCATACCGCCTTGACCTATTCGGCGGTCTATTGTGCGGTCAATCTGATTGCCGGTACGTTATCTACACTACCGCTTAAACTGCTGCGTGAAGCGAAGAAGACAAAAAAACCGGCTCTTGATAAATCTCTTTATCGTGTCATGCATACCCAGTGGAACCAGTATATGACCGCTCAAATCGGGCGGGAAGTGCTGGCCGCGCATGTGCTGACATGGGGCAACGGTTATGCTGAAATCATTCGCAACGGATACGGGGACGTCGTGCAGCTGTGGCCGATACCGCCGAACCGTGTCCGGCCTGAAATGCAAAATGGGAAGCTGGTTTATGTCGTCAAAACCGACAGTCAGGAAATCATCCTGCCGCGTGAAAAGATTTTACATATTCCCGGCCTTGGGTTTGACGGGTATGTGGGTTATTCCGTAATCGGTCTGGCACGAGAGTCAATCGGGCTTGGCATGGCGATGGAGCAATTCGGGTCCAGATATTTCGGCAACGGTACGCATCCGGGCTTGATTGTGTCGCATCCTGGGAAACTTACGGAGCAGGGCAGTAAAAACCTTCGCGATAGCCTGGCAGAAAAGTATAGCGGACTTGGAAACGCTCACAGGTTAATGCTGCTTGAAGAAGCAATGAAGGTGGAAAACGTCACTATTCCGCCGGAAGATAGCCAGTTTCTTGAATCGCGACAGTTTCAAATACCTGAAATCGCCCGGTGGTTTAATCTGCCGCCGCATAAATTGAAAGACTTAACCAAAAGCTCTTTTAGCAATATCGAATCAGAGCAAATATCGTTCGTTAGCGAATCAATTATGCCGTGGGTTGTGCGGTTTGAGACCAATTACAATACACAACTGATACCTGAAAAAGACCAAACAACGCATTATTTCAAGCACTGCCTCGAAGGATTGTTGCGTGGCGACGCTAAAAGCCGTGCTGAATTTTATAACAAAATGTTCCTGATTGGGGTCATGAGCATTAACGAAATTCGCGAAAAGGAAGATTTAGACCCTATCGAGGGTGGAGATAGGCACTTTGTACCGCTCAACATGGCCGCATTGGACCAGTTTGATAAGGAGAAGTTAGATGATAATCAGCCGCAGCAGCCCTTTGTCGAAGAGGGTCAATCGTCGAATCGAAAACAAGACAACCGAGTCGATCCTGCACCTTTATGACGAGATCGGGTTTTGGGGAATTGATGCACAATCCTTTGTGAATGAGATCAACTCCATGAATTCCGACGTGATTCACTTGCGGATCAACTCGCCTGGCGGTGATATTTTCGCAGCACGGGCTATTCAGACCGCTATTAAGCAGCACAAGGCGAAAGTTGTTGCACATATCGACGGAATTGCCGCCTCTGCTGCCAGCTTTATTGCAATGGGCGCGGATGAAATTGAAATAGTCGATGGCGGATTCATCATGATCCATAAAGCATTGAGCTTTTTCGATATTTTAGGCTATTTCAACGACGAAGCCCTTGAAGACCTTGCGGGAGATATGCAGAAGGAGCGTGACCTGCTTGCTAAGGTCGATGATTCAATCGCCAACGATTACGCCAAGCGTACCAGCATGGATAAGACTGAACTGCTTGGTATGATGCACGCTGAAACATGGCTGACAGCAGAAGAAGCTCTGAAAATGGGTTTTGCTGACAGGGTATATGACGGTGTTCCGGTGGAAAACAGCTATGACCTTTCGGTATATGGCAAAGTGCCGGACGAACTCAAGCGTTCCGCAGAAGCGGAAATCACCAAGCGGGATATTGAGCGGGCCTTACGGGATGTGGGTCTGACTCAAGCCGAAGCCAAGTCAATCCTCGCCAAAGGGTGGCAGGAGGTGAAACGGGATGTGGAGCCAACTGAACCCATAGCGGCACCGGAACCGGCGAAACGGGATGTGGAGCCACCGGCACAGGGTAGCAGGGTTGCGGCATTACTCGCAAAAGGTGACAAACTATTACTCAAATCGACTCATATTAAAGGAGATTCAGCATGAAAACCATCAAACAATACCGTGAGGACATTAAAGCCCTTATGGATAAGAGCGCGGCGGTGGATGCTCAGGCAGTTACTGAAAACCGCGATCTGACCGACGAAGAACTGGCCTATAAAAACGAACTGCTTGACGCTATTGAAGACACTCAGAAGTCTGTTAAAACCCTTGAGCGGCAAGAGCGCATGGCGAAGTTTTTGGAGCAACCTTCCGAACCTGCCCAGACGGCAACCAAAGCTGCACCCAGGATCGAAGTTAATGACCGGCGCGGCGAGCGGTTCAGCTCATTTGGTGAGCAGATGGCCGCTATTGTTCGGGCCGGCAGCCCTGGCGGGAGCGTTGATCCGCGCCTGTACAATATCGCGAGCGGCCTGGGTGAAACCATACCGAGCGACGGCGGGTTCCTTGTTCAGCAGGACTTTACTAACGACCTGCTGCAAGACATCTTTACCACGGGCGTTCTTGCTTCCCGGTGCCGGAGAATTCCTATCAGTGGCAACTCAAACGGCATCAAGATTAACGGCGTTGACGAAACTTCGCGGGCTACAACCCGTTACGGCGGCGTGCTTGGCTACTGGGTTGACGAAGCCGCACAAAAGACTGCCAGCAAGCCCAGCTTCCGGCAGATTGAACTTTCACTGAAAAAGCTGATTGGTCTTTGTTACGCTACGGACGAGTTGCTCCAAGACGCTGCGGCCCTTGAGGCGTTTGTCCGGCAGGCATTCGCTGGCGAGTTCGGTTTCTTGCTGGATGACGCAATTATCAACGGGACCGGCGCAGGACAACCACTCGGCATCATGAACGCCGGTTGTCTGGTGAGCGTAGGGAAAGAAGCTGGACAAGCTGCTGCTACGTTGGTGACTGAAAACATCGTCAAAATGTACGCTCGGCGGTTTGCTTCCCAGACTCAGAATTACGCTTGGTTCTACAACCAGAACATCGAGCCGCAACTGTTTACCATGAACATGGCTGTTGGTGTTGGTGGTGTCCCGGTTTACATGCCTCCTGGCGGGCTGTCTGACGCTCCTTATGCGCGGATTATGGGACTGCCGGCGATTGCCGTTGAGCAGGCGCAAACTCTCGGCACGAAAGGCGATATTATCCTGGCTAACTTCCGCGATGGCTACATTTTCGCTGAGAAAGGCGGCATTCAGGCTGATATGAGCATCCATGTCCGGTTTGTGTATGACGAATCCTGCTTCCGCTTTGTGCTTCGTGTCGATGGTCAGCCTGTAAGGGCTTCCGCTTTGACTCCGTACAAAGGCGGTGCCGGAGCGAGCCAGTCGCATTTCATTACCCTCGACACCAGAGACTAAGGAGACTAAATATGAAAATCCATCCTGAACTGAATCAAGTCGCCCAAATTATTCCGATGGGTGCTGGCGGCGCAGCAAATGAAGGCATCAATATCAGCCTGAAAAATGTTCATAAGGCGATGGTTGTGTGCATGATTGAGCAGGGAGCTGATGCCACCCAAACTACGTTTTCTTTGCGGCAGTCTACCGGCAATGCTGGAAATGCCGCCGGAACAGGCGAGAAGGTCTTTGCGAAAAATGTTCGTATTTGGGCGAATCAGAACTGCGCAACCAACAATGTTCTGACTCGGCAGTCAGACGGTGTTAATTTCGAGACCGATAATCAGCAGAGCCGGACGAAAATGGTCGTATTTGAGGTCATTCCGGGTCTGAGCATGGACATTGCTAACGGTTATGACTGCTTGACGGT